GGCCCATTTCTCTGAGCGTATCGATAACGCACCTCATAAACCGGCTGGAGCCGCCCTCTTTAGCGCCACCTGAAACATATTTTGCAGTAACTAATATCTTCACTATCCGACCTTTGTTGCGATTAAGTAATCAACAGCGATATGATATACCTTGATTGTTCCGTCCTTTAATGTGTGCTCTTCGGTAATCATGGTTGTATTCGTGCGCTCCATTTTCAAAAGCGTCCTGCCAGTGATTGACAATGTGCAGTCATCATAAAGACTTGTTAAATAACCGTATATTGTGAGCGCTTCACTCGGTGATGAAGAGCTTGAGAATATCGAAAACTGCATCCTGACTTCTTCATAGTTCTTATCAAAACTCGATATGGTTTGCGGGTCATTCGATACCGGCAAAAGAAACACGCAATAGGGATATTCTTCACCCTCCTGTCCAAAACCGTTCCTTAAACGGCTTGAAATACTGGTTAAAAAATTAGAGCCTGTTGCTTTTGAAAATACCGCTTGAGTTAAGTTGTTCATGTCACCCTCTGCCGCCCAGCCCCCATCAGGCCGGGCGGCGTTCAAGTAGGAGGTTGGCATCCCCTACGGATGCCCTAAGACACTTCCTTTGCCATAATATCGAGCCATTGGTTGCGCTCGTTAGGGTTTATTATGGATACAATGTTAAAATACCGTGTTCCAAAACTTATTCTATAATTATGCAAAATATCGTCCCTATATCTGATCCTTATCCTGTGTGTAATCTCCATTACATTTGACATGGACTGTATAAGCTCCCTTGCGGATGTGGGCCAGATCGCCGCCCATATCGTTGCAAGGTCGTTCCATGTGGTTGTAAATCCGCCCACATTATCCGCTGTTTCTGTCGGATACTGAACCGTAATTCTTTTATTTAGCCTGCCGATCATAAGAACTCATCCCAAAGCCTTGCGCTCATCAGAAGTTTTTTAACGGTCCTGTTTTCCAGATAGCTCTGTCCGGACAAAACCTGCCCCTCCCGGTTCTCGTATAAATCAGCGCAGATTAGCTTTATGGCCGACTTGATCTTTGCGGGCACTAACGCCCTGGCTGTCCACCCGCACACAAATCTTACAACGATTGCCTTTGATGGATACTCTGTAAAAATTGGCCAGTCCGTGTCGTATGGCAATACAATCCTGCCGCACTGGTCATCGTTTATCTCAACAAGATAGTCCGTGCTGACCGTCATGGTCGTTTGAGTGCCGTCCGAGTCCGTATATTTCACATGGGTTACACTCTGAAGGTTTCCAAGCGGCAGTTTAAAATAATCCGCACCGGGAAATTCGTTGAGGTAATAATCCCATGTTTGGGTCATTATTGCCCTCCGAGTGATATCCTCTACATTCTCACGGGATGCCTTTAGAATTGATTCAAGGAGTTGGTTCTCGACCATATCCTCGCTGTCAATCCTCAGATACACCATAAGCTCATCCATGCTTATCGGTTCTTGTGTCGGCGCTGTAGCGAGTTCTAAATTCATTGGCTATCTCTTTGCTGACTTGTCTAATGCGTAAATGCGCGTAAAATCAAACTCCATAACCGCCCCATTATCCAACGTAACAATCATTTCAAGGGAGTACCTGCCGGACGTGGCGGGATAGTTTAAAGTCACCGTCTGAACCAATGTCGAGTTGCTTGCACCCTCTACCAATGAAGCAGTAACGGTTGACCCAGACTCGTCAAACGCTTCAACCACAGCTTGAGTAACTGTTGACAATAAAGTCCCATAGGGTATTGACCCCGTATTTGCGGTAGCGCATGACGCTGGTGAAAATGAGAAGGTAAACGGAACGCTGCTATCCCCAGGCTGTAATATTATGGGGTCTCTGCCCCTGAAATCGTCAGACATTTTTAAGCCGCCATTTTAGCATTATAATTAAAAGTTTTATCTTTAGCCTTTATGCTGTATATCTTGTCTTTAGCTTTAAAATGATATACCCTTAAAGCCGCCTCATAATTTACTAACGGATTAGTGGCAGCATAAATGCTCGCTGAATGTGTTGTAAGGGTAATTAAAAAAGTACCTGCGCTTATCTCTACCCCTGCGCCCGTATCGACATTCGCCTGCTGCTCGGATAGAATTAAATGCTCGTGTGACGCCGAAACCACAACATCCAGGCTAACATCGGCGGGCTGTTCTGTTAATACCAGAGAATCGTGCGCTGCATTAACATTGTTTTCGGCGTTGATTGATGCCGACTTTTCAAACAGGATAAGATTGTCATGGTTAGACTGAATGTCCACATCAAGGCTTGCATCCGCCGATTTCTCGCTTAAAACAAAATCTTCTCGAGATGCGCTGATATTCGTATCGGCTTTTATGCTCGCCTGTTTTTGATATAGCGTGAAATCTATTACGTCAGCACTGACGATAACCTCGCCACTTACATCAACAACCGAGTCTTTTTCAGATAAGATTAACGTTTCATGCGAGGCCTGAAGGTTGGTGTCAACGGTAAGTGCGGCTGACTTCTCGGATAATGTTAGGCTGTCATGCCCGGCCTGTATGCTCGTTTCAGCATTTATATTTGCTTGCTTTTCAAATAAAACAAGACTGTCATGCAATGTCTGGACATTGCTATCTATAACCACATCAGCATTTTTGGTTGTTAGGACTAAATCTTCCTGCCCAGCATCTATATTTATCCCAGCGCTTACGCTCGATTGTTTTTCAGACAAAACAAGACTGTCATGCGATGCTTGGAGGTTTGTGTCACATTTAACAGTTGCGGATTTTTCAGACAGAGTTAAAGTTTCGGTTGTAGCATCAATTATATAACCAAATGAAACATCCGCCGATTTTTCCGAAAGAGTTAGGCTGTCATGCGATGCGTGGATATTATTCTCAGCGTTAATGCTCGCCTGTTTTTCGGAAAGTATCAAATCTTCCGATGTGGCTGAAACAGATACGTTGATATCAATATCGGCAGATTGTTCCGATAGGGTCAGAGAGTCATGCCCCGCCTGAATATTAGTTGCGGAATTTATTGTCGCTGATTGTTCTGCGAGTACGAGAGAGTCATGCCCCGCCTGAATGTTGTTGTCGGTTTTTACCGTGGCGTTATTTTCTGCTAAAACCAAATCAACCTGAATACAGTCAACATTCGTACCGGCAGCAGATACAGTAACAGTTTGCTCAGTTGACCAGAACTCGTCCGAATCTTCGTCAATTACATAACCACGAACCGCAAAAGTGCCGGTAGTGCCGTCATTGTAAACCGTCAGGGTGTGGTTGTTTGTGTCCTGAACGCCCGTTAAGGGGTTGGTTTGCGCGGCTATGTTTAAATCGCCCGTTGCGGCAAGGTCTGTCCAGTTGTCGGTTCCCTGATCCCATTCCCAGTGAATCTCGCCAGTGTCTGACCACGGCCCACCACCACCGGTAGTAAGTGCAAGGGTCATATCAAACTGGCCGCTTGCTTCTATATCAGGGTCTTGGGTAGGCGCAACAAGCGTTATGCCTTGAATTGTGGTTGCCATGTTTTAGCAGACCCTATTATGTGCTAAGTTTAAAAATACCTGACGAGTTCCAGGTGATCGTCAAATCCCCTGCGCTCATATCAACCGGGCCACCCAAATCAACATAGCCGATAGCAAAATTCGTAGCGTCTGATTGATTATAAAGCAGCCCCCAATAAGCACTTGCATCACCGCTTGAATTTTGAGACCATGTGGGATTCACGGCTGCATCAAACGTCACAACGCCATCAGCCTCGGTCACCATGCTTGACATGTCGCCAATAAGCGTACCGCCAGAGGTGTAATCTCCGGTTGTCGCAACTTGCGTAAAATCTCCAAGGGTTGGAGTCGCATAGCTTGCGCTCGGAGAGGTCGTGTCATCAAGGATAGCGCAATACACATTATCCCCGGTTGACCATCGCCCGCTAATTAAGTCCGCCCTTGCCTCTTCAAAAATTACAACGTCACCTCTTGCCATTTTATTTACTCCTCTTTCTATGTGTTTTTTTAGCGTTCTCAGGTGCTTTTTTAACAGCAAATTCCTTGTCGGATAGCCGTTTAATACCACCGATCACGCCAGCACCCCTTAATATTTCAAGATCATTTGCATTAACTTTGATTTTATCCGAAGTGCAGTATATTCTGCCCTTCCAATAAATCTCCTTTAAACATTCGGCACTATACATCAACACCCCCTTTTCTGGTAAAGGATGTCATCACCAAAGTTCACCCAAATCTTTTTAATCTCCTCAACCGCCTGCTCCGCGCCCCTCATCTGATTTAAGGTGGCCTCGTTTTTCGCATGGGTATGCTCAAGGTTCATGCGTTTAACCTTCATGTCCACACGAATTTTTTCAACCTTTTCGGCCCACAAGTCCTGCTGCTTTTCCTCAAAGCCATACATGAACCGGGTTTTTAAAAGATCTGCCTGGGAGGGAATAATCACTTTAATTCCAAGGCCGGACGCAACGCCGAGCCAGTATTCACAGGATGGGCGCTGCGACTCGTACTCTGTGCCTATAGCCATGTCAACACCCCACACGCCAATCTCTTTAAACCCCAAAACAATCGCAAGGACAATCTCGTATGAGATGGTATTGGTAATGTATCGGCAGAGGTCCAGGGTTAACCCTTTTGAAGTAAAGAAGTTAACCACATCGTCAAGCGGATAGGGAATTGACATCGGGATGAGGCCGGGCCAGTGCTTCTGCATGTAAACCGTGCAATTCAGTTTTGCCAAACCGTTAAGATAATCCATGACCTTTTGTCCCCTGAACTCTTCCAGGTTGCGCCGGATCAACTTGTTTTGCCTCATGGGATCCTGCCAAATGTTGTGAATCTCAAACCACCTATCATAATGAGCGTTTGGAATCGGCACGCCATACAGATTGTTGACCCCCCAAAACTCGGCATCTTTGTCATCCCACGGCACAATATCTTTTGTCGTTGCCGTCCCGATGATATAAACTCTGTCTTTTTCTCTTATTGGAAATTTAAGTTCCGCTTCCCCCTTACTGCCGTCCTCATAGGCTACCTCGATCGTCCTTGTTTCGTGGTTCATAACCCTCCTACTTAGAAGTTGATTGATTAATGGACTTTGAATACGTTACCGGCGATACCGGCCCTTGAGATTTCTCCCGAAGGATCTTAACTGCAATCGGGTTCTCGTCAATGCTGGACTTTACGCCCAGGGCAATATGGGTTTTGCCGTCCTTGATAAACTGATGCTCGACCCCGATGTGCATGTCAAACACGCCGCCAAGCCCAACCATCGTCCCTCCCGTGGTTCCCATGTTGAGAAGGTGGGTTCCGTCCGGGTCTTTGGGTGTAATCCTCACCCCCGCACACCCCGCAATCGTGGCGGCTTGCCAGTTTTCAGTAATCGCCGTTGAGGTGTTCTGTGTCGCATCGTTAAACATGGCAACGAACGCTTCAGCAGCTACCGTGGCGGCAGCAGAAGAACCGGCAACTACGAATCTCATTGCAGAAGTCGCGGCGCTCGCACTCTGAAAATCAGCAGTTCCTACCGTAATGGTTAAATCGGTTGCCTTGTCAAGCGTCCCGAATATAATCACCCCTTCTCTCATCTTAACCGAAGTGCTTATACCAGTTGCGGAATCTTTGCCGATAACCGCAGTTGCAGAAGATACCTTGGTCGCACCGCCACCCGTTGAGTTTGACGCCTGCATAGCCCTGCAAGTGAATTTTTGAACTCCGCTTGCACCGGCAGCACCAGCAGCGGCAAGGTTTACCAAACCGGAGACCAGAAAGTCTGTTCTCCGGTATCCTTCAAGCTGGTAATAAGGGGTAAAGATTTCAGCAGTGCAGCCCGTTGAGAAAAAGGTCTGTATATTATACTTTTCCTGAAATTCCATGGTCACCCCCTTTTAGGTATTACAGTCAACCCGCGCTCCTGGGAATCCGGGTTTTCCGGTTGGGAAACTGAGCAACTGAGCATATCTGACAGACGTAGTGCCTGCATGAGTCGCACAGGCAACGCCGATATATTTCGGGCTATTGGTTGAAAGTTTAGACTGTTGAATATTAATAACCCCCTGAAGGTCATTCTGAAAAATCTGCACACCGCCTGAAGTGGCAACGGCTGTGATCCCTGTTCCTTGATCATCGTCGGCAGTCACCAGCATAAGATCAGCAGTTGAAAAATTTCCGATTGCTTTATAATGGGGTAGTTTAGGCTGTGCTGTTGCGCCGGTACACCCACCATTAATCGCCTCTGCCAAGGCCACAGCGCCGTTTTTAGCGGTCGCGCCTGCCGTACTAATATGATAAGATATACCATTTAGTGTTAGACTAACGGTTGTGGCAAGGTTTGAAGCTACTTTGCAGATAAGGTAGGGCGCACTTCTCAGTGTTAATGCAGTTGCAGCTCCAAGCGTCATGGTTGCTCCGGTGATGACACTACCGGCAGCAGTTGCAGCGGTTGATTCAACCACCGAAAAGTCATACCCACAGGCTGCGGTTGCCGTTTGTCCGGTTGAAGCCACGGTTGATCCCATAACACCGCAAAGGACAGAGAAATCCCCCTGTCCATTTATTATGGTTTTACCCTTTAATGCAGTTGCCGCAGCGGTGCTGAAGTCTATCATCAGCGGCGTAATTCTTATTTTGTCAGCTGGATACATTTTAATTTCCTCCTCGCTGTTTTAATGTTTTTAGTTAAGCACTACAAACGGGCTTACTGTATTGCTGGTTGACCCTTCAAGGCCGATGGCTTCACTTAGCCACGGGTGAGCATCCACGTTCCAGACAATCTTGAAAACAACCTTGTTTGAAGTGAAATACACATGCTCGCTTGAAGCGGCATAAGGCCCGGAACCGTCCTTGATGAGATAATAACTCAGGTTAACAAGAGAAAGGTCGCCTTTTGTCCCAAGCGCCGGGAGCCTGTCAGCAAACACGATCGGAAGCCCGAACAAAGTAGTCGGCAGCGGCCCGGCAGCGCCTCTTAATCCTGCTCCCTGGCCTCCGAGCCATACTGAGTTCGTACCGGCATCGGTCATGGCCGCAAGCTGCGGAATCGTGGTCTGGCTGGCAAGCCAAATATAAGAGCCGCCCCTCATAAGAATCCTTGCAAGCATCCCGTAAATATCAGTGAAAGCAATAGCACTTGCACCGGCTCTGGTATAAGATATTGCGGCAGCGCAATTAATAAAGCCAAGCGCCTTATTCACGCCGTTACCACGCATGAAGTCGTAGTCTTCCTGACCCATGACCGCCTGAGAAAGCTGGCGGGTTACAAAAGCGCCGGCAGCGGTCCAGTTTGCCAGAAGCTTATTGGTGACCACGATATAGGCTGAAATCTCTTTAGGCTCTAAAGAGACCTCCCTCAGCTTGGCTTCGGTTTCCGTCATGGTCACACCCTCACCTGTATGAACCACGGTCACGCCACCGTAAATGTTCTGTGCTGATGTCTGATCAAGCGCCGGGAAGGTCAACTTGGCATCCGGCGGAGTGCCGGCGGGAATAACCGCCGCCCTCGGCCTTACAATGGCTTCCTGTGCCTGGACCTGCCGAATGGTTGCGTCAAACTGTTCTGGAAGCGCATAACCGCCACCGGAACCAACGCCCATCGTCTGCTCCCGTTTCTCTCTGAGGATTTCAAGCCGGTCGTCTCTGATTCCATCCGATTTCAGCTTTGCGATAGCGTGCAGAAACTCGCCGACATTCCTAAACTCTTTCTCAGGATCAACGTCTTCCCGGTCATCCTCTTCTCCGTTTTTAACCTTAACAACCGTCCGGGCCTTCTTAGCCGCTTCCTGATCCCTTGCCTCTTTTTCGGCCAACTTGCGCCGTCTCTCCATGTCTTCCTCGGCCTCAAGAATATCATTGTCAAGCTGATCGATCTGCTCTTCCAAAGATTTATACTCGGTTTTTTCCTCATCCGTAAATTTACGGTTTTCCTCATCGAGTTTATCAAGCATAGTTCTTGACTGCTTGAGCAATTCAGTTCTTTTAGCCTTCATTTCCAGTATTTTGTCCATTTTAGAATCTCCTCATTAGTTGTCGCCGTAAGTTCAGCGATTCATATGTTTGCTCCACCATTGAAAATAATGGCGGCTTATCAACTTCCTCTCTCCATGCCTTGTGAGATCTTAAGGCAATGTCCGTACCCTCATATGCCGGGAACGTAACCGGCGATACGTCAAACAGCCTGGCCTTCTTTATCTTGCGAAGGTCAAGCTCTTTTTTTTCGCCCCGTATCCATTCTTCCTCAAGCACCTGAAACGCAAATGACATCTGGCTGATGTCTCCCCGCTCAATGGACACGGCAAGGTCACGGGCATACTGCGTGTCAGGCGGGTCAATGCTCACCTTTAAGCCGGTGTCGTCTTCAGAGAGCCTGAGCGTTTTTGCCGTATTCCTGCCAAGCACATAGTTTTCATCATGGTTAAA